TATATCGTCTGAATCAGGTTTAAACATTGACGCATTTTCTAAGCACGGAGATGAGGCCGACAGAACTTTTGTAGTTCGTGGAGATGCAACTAGAGCAGTGCACTACCATCAGTTCCCTTATGTTTCTCCCTCTTTACCAGCTCTTAAACAATCACTTCAGTTAGGGATGGAAACTGTCTCTGGTGTTGATGGAAGATACACTGGAAGGGATACTGGTTCTATTATAACTACAGGTGGAACTGAAGAAATGTTAAATAGAGTTACTATGATTGATACGCCTAAGATAACTCTATATGAGGCGTACACAAAACAACTCACTAAGCTTGTCCTTTTAAACTTGCTTGAGTTCGCTCCTGAGAGGACTTATTATGTACAGGAACCTAACTCACCTAAACATAAGACAATTAAAGTTCCATTCCAGGATATAGATAAGAAGATAGTCTTTAATTATGATATTAATATATCTTCAGAACTTCCAAAGAACAAACAACGTATAGCTCAAATGGCTAATATGTTGATGGAAAAACAAATGCAGTATCAAGAGTCAGGTTCTTCTGTACAGTTGATAACTGAAGAAGAATGGCTGATGATGCAAGACCTTCCTATGAAAGAGTACATGCTAGAGCGAATGGGTATTCAAAGACAAAGAGATTCTATCGAGGAAGTTTCTCAAGTTCTATTTGGCTATGCTGACCTTATTCAAAAAGGAATGTCACCTGATGATGCTATAATGGCCACAGCTTCAGGCTTAGACCAGAAGCGTCAAGGAGCAATGATGGAACAAGGACCAATCCCAGCGGTTGGAATGGAAAATCCTATGGGAACTCCTCCTGATATGAATGGGATAATTTAACAAAAGTATTGACAATTTTTGTTGGCTGTGGTAAGGTTTAATCGTAAGATTAGGTTTCCACAGCCTTTTAAAATGTGCGTATAACTTACTAACCTAACACGTCTCGCCAGCGTGTAGAAAGGGGACAAACACGGTAGATGGAATTAAATGATTTATTTAAAGAATTAGGAATGGACCCTCCAGCAACGGACCCTGTTCCAGCAGCAGACCCAGAGCCTGCACCAGAAACACCTCCAGTAGAATCTGAACCTAAACCAGGAGAAACAAAAGGAGACCCTGCTCCAACGGACCCAGAGCCTACTGAACCAGAAACAAAACCTGAGCCTGCTCCCACTCCAGCAAACAAAGCTTTTGCAGAGATGAGAGTGAAGACACAAAAGTATGAGAAGATTTTAAAATCTTTAGGCAACCTATTAGGTGCTCAGGACGTTAACGACCCAGATGCAATTCTTAACTTAGTGCAAGAAAAAGTACTACAAGCTCAAGCTAAACAGCAAAACATCCCAGTTGAGCTATTACAGAAATTGGACCTCTTAGAAGCAGAATCCCAAGCAAGACAAAAAGACGCTTTGACGCAACAAGCATTAATTGGTTTTCAGAATGTTAAAAATCAGTTTGGTTTAGACGATAAAGGTCTAGATGCCTTTGCTGATGAACTAGCACAGAAAGGAATTAATCCTTTTGCACAGCAAATTGATTTGGTAAAAGTTTATAGGGACTTCCACTTCGAAGATATTATTGCTAAGGAAGTGCAAAAAGCTGTTGAAGCCGAAAGACAAAGGGCTTTAAAAGCAGCTACAGAATCAACCACTCCAGGTTCTACTACAGGCGTAGGTGAAGGAGCAACTCCTTCACAGATAAAAACAGCCGCAGAACTTGAGAATTGGTTTAAAGAAAATATAAAATAAAATAACAAATAAGGAGTGTGGAAACTTATGCCATTAAACGCAAGAGCAGACATTAACTCTCATATAGAACTTGCCCAAAAAGCAGGTGCAGGAGTAGTTAATCCAGAAGTATTTTATTCAAAACAATTATTAGACACAATTAGATATGACGCAGAAGAGTATGTGTATTACAGAATGGCTGATGAATCTCCGATTCAGGAAAAAGCAGATAAACTAATGGTTAGAAGATGGGCACCTTTACAGGCTCATACCATTCCATTAGAGGAAGGTATTCCTCCGAAATCTGATAAAGGCTCCGTAGAGAAGTACGAAGTTGGAGCTTATCAGTATGGTAGATATATGGAATTCACTGACAAAGTTGACTTTGCAGTTGTTGACCCTGTTATTGCTCACTACACTAAAGAATACTCTTTAGTAGTAATGGAGACTTTAGACTTGTTAGCGAAAGAAACTTTACTTGCAGTAGCACAACCATTTTACGCTGGTGGAGCTGCTAATTTTGAAGGTTTGACAGTTGACGGTGCAGTACCTTCTATGACTGACCTTAGACTTATAACTCTTGCAATGAAGAAAGCTTTGGTTAAGCCTCGTACAAACGGTAAGTACCATGTTATAGCATCTCCTGAATTCTATTTCGATATGATTTCAGACCCTGTTGTTGAAAAATACATGACTATCAATAACACTACTAAGACAATGTATGATAACTCTAAGTTAGTTCCTATGTTTGATATGGAATTTTACGAAACATTATTAGTTCCTACAGACTCTAAGTTCATCAAAAATAATACAGAGTGTATGAGACTTTATAGAATTGTAAATGATGCTTATGAGTACTTAACTGTAACAAAGGGAGACGCTAACGACGGAGTTACTAACACAATAAAAGTTACTGAAGTAGACGGTTATGTAAAAGATTCAAGAACTGGACAAGATGCTTCCTATGTTCCTGGACAGCAAGTTTGGGACTTAGATGGTTTCAATACTGCTAAAGCAACAACAGCAAATCCATATATGGAACTTAAAGTACAGCACGTTTTAGTAATCGGTAAAGATGCTCTTTTAAGAACAGGCTTATCTGGTGAAGGACAAGCTAAAATGTACGTTAAGCAGAAAGGCTCTGCTGGAGTACTTGACCCTATCGACCAAAGACAATCAATCGGATTTAAAATCAACTCAGTTGGTTTCGGCTGTGTAAGACCTGAAGCTGTTACTGACTACATCTGTATACCATCTCAAGTTAATTTAATATAACTTGGAGGAGATTAGATGGCTACAAAAATAAATAAAACGGAGCCTGTAAATGGGCAGGCTCCTGTTGACAAAGACATATTTCAACAAGCATCACAAGATTTAATTAATGCACAAAAACGCAAGAAAGAACTACATGCATATTATATGAATGAGGAAAAGGTACCAGTATATTTATCCCCTCAGTATCGTAACGAATTCGGCAATGTAATGCCTGTGACAATAAACGGCATAGCAATATTTTTCAAAGTAGACGGTTCAACTCAATACGTCCCCAAAACTTTTGCTGACGAAATAACAAGACGTAGACTGTGTGTGGATAATAAATTAAATCGTCAACACAAAATGTCTAATGTTCATGAAAATTACGAAACATCAGCAGGTGAAATAAAATTATTCTAAACGGGGGAGCACCCCGTTTTTATTTTAAGGAGGCAAATATGCGATTTTTAGAAAATAAAATTCCTAATTCAACAGCTCCAAAGATAGTACCTGTAAGAGAGTATGATATGCCAGACCAAGAAACAGAAACGGACAAAAAAATATTAGACATGCTAGATGTCACAGATGAAAGAATAGTAGATATGCTAGATACTATAGAGCAAGCTATCGGACAATTACGAACACAAATATTAGGTATGCTGAATCCTATAGAGCAAACTATTGAACACTTACAAACACAAATAATAGAAAAGACAAGCTATGGGGTAGTGTCAGGTTTAGAGGTAACGGCACAAGACGAACCAGATATGTCGGTTAATGTTTCAGAAGGTATTATATATATGCAAGACGGTGAAAGATTTGAAGTTGAAGCAGACACAATGGCAGTTGTAGAGGCAGACGAAGAAAACCCAAGAATAGATATTATCTATATCAATGGAACAGGGGTAGTAAGTTATATGCCTGGGATAGCGGCAGCACAACCAGAAGCACCCGAAACACCATCAGGCAGTCAATTATTAGCAGAAATAGAAGTAGAAGCTAACGCAACAGCAATAGAAGCAGAAAACATAATAGATAAAAGAAAAGCATTACTAAGTTGTATTATTGTACAACCAACATAAGGCTTATTATGTTTATATAAGAATGGAGGGAACACTATGCAACTAACAAACATAGTATCTCTTGTTAATTCAAACTTAGCAGGCGAACTATTAACCCTCAATCAAATGATTCCGTTTTTGGACCAGACGATTGATGAAATAAATGACAAACTTAATACAACCTTCCCTGCCTTCTCAGAATTCGACCCTAATACACATCCAGACTACCCTGACTACAACTTCTTCCCTGACCAATACATCAGAACTGTAGTCTGCTTAGGAGCCGCTTTTTACTTCTATATAACAGATGAAGAAGGTGTTAATGCAGCACCAATGTATCAGCAGATGTATCAAGCTGCTTTGTTCAGAATGGAAAGAGATTATCTTCCGAAGGTAGATGAGATTTGGAAAAAGCCAGAACCAACAGGGTATTTACCAGACCCTTTTGCGTATGGGATAGCGACTGGTGATTATTACGATACGCACGACTTTGATGAAACTGGCAGTCTCTATCCTTTAGTTAAAATATATGAAGAAGGACCTCAAGGTATCCCAGGTCCACCAGGGCCTCAAGGAGAACCAGGAGTTTCTATTACCAGAATCTCTGAGGACGAAACCAGTTTCTATATACATCTTTCAGACGGAACCATTAAACAGCTTTCTAAACCTGAAGGTATTCAAGGCCCCAAGGGAGATACAGGAAAGTTAATTGAGTATACCTGGGATGGAACCTATTTAGGTATACGGCAAGAAGGACAAGCAAATTATACCTATGTTAATTTGAAGGGTGACAAGGGTGATACCGGAAATACAGGAAAGAGCCTTGAGTTTATCTGGAATGGTACTCAATTAGGTATCAGGCAAGAGGGCGATGCAACATACCAATATATGAACCTTAAAGGCGACAAGGGTGATACAGGAAGCGGCCTCGAATTCACATGGAACGGGACACAATTAGGTGTGAGGGTCGAAGGCGAATCTCAATATCAGTATGTGGACTTAAAAGGCTCTAAGGGTGATACCGGAAATACAGGAAAGAGCCTTGAGTTTATCTGGAATGGTACTCAGTTGGGTATCAGGCAGGAGGGCGATGCTACA